ATCGCTTCGTCAACGCTCCTCGGCGTACATACAGTACGCCGTCGTCGCGTTTCCTCGCGCTAGGCACGGTCTCTCCGCAAATCTTATCCACTGTTTTAACGGAGATTAGTATAAGAGAGATTTGTGGTGATGTTATTGCAATTATTTCAGAACGAACGCGCAGGGCAGTTTCCACGAGGATTGATTGTAGTAGAAGGTCACGCTGTTTTGGAGATATTCGCCGTCATAGTACATACATGTCGAGCTTCCGCCGTCGAGGTTCGCGGCGTTTACCGCGCCGTAGCGCGACATGATCTCGATAAGGTCGGCGGCGGACGCTCCTGCGTGTCCGTTAGAGCCTCTGCCGTCGGTTACGAGAAGCAGTAAAGCGCCGTCCGCGCGCTGTCCGATCGCGGTTCGCGGGTTAAGACCGCTGCCCTTACCGCTGATCTCACGCTCCTTACCGTTGATTATCAGCTGAACGAAGTGGTTGTTGTCGACGCTTGTGTCCTCCTGGAAGCATACCGCGTCGCGGATCTTCTTCTCCTTGATCATCTTTTCGCAGTCAGCGGCGCTCATTCCGCTTACATCTATGATCTGAAGGATATTTTCTTCCGTAAGACCCACAAGCACAAGCCCGCCGAATTCGTTGGGGCGATTGCGGACTATCTCCCCATTGGAGACCGCAACGCCGTAGGGCTTGCCGCCCGTGTTGTTGGTTGAGTCGTACAGACCGCCGTTGATCGCGCCGAGGGCATTGGTCTTTTCGACAAATTCCTTAAGTGTTATACCCTTTTCGGGCCACTGATCGTTGCCGGCATAGATGGTAGCCAGACTAAGCCGAGAGGGGTCGTGGACTATCATCATAGTCGCCTTGTATGTAAGACCGGGAATGATTTCAATTTCGACCGCGTCTGAAGCGGGATTTTCGGAGGAGCTGCTGCCGTGGGTGTTGTTATCAAGCGTTATAAGTCCCTCGTTGACATTGGTATCGGTGAGCTGCTTCATGGAATTCGCGTTTACCACAGCGGCAATTTCCTCATCGGATAAGCACAGCGAAGCCAGAAACTTCAACTGTCCCGTCTCAAGAACGGTGGTAATAAAGGTGTTTCTTGATGCCGTCGAGCCATGGCAGAAGATCTGCATCATGATGAATACTGTCGCGGCAAGGATAACTATAAACGTCATCAGGAAGGCAAACGCCTTTCCTATAACTGCCAATATGTTTGCTTTGGGTTTTTCTTTAGCCTTAGTATTCATTTCAGTTCCTCCTTAAACCACATCATGCATGACCGCGATAGCCCAGTGCGGGTCGTCAACGCCGTTATCCGGAGTATCGTCCACATATACGAAGTACATCACGCTGTTGAATACGTCGGTTCTCTTTCCTATATTCGCGCCTCCCGAGTACAGGGTCATATTCTTCTCAAAATATACCTCGCAGGAGAAGCACTTATCGTTATACTGCGTGAAGTTGGAGATCCTCTCATTCGAGAAGCCGTCCATCGTATGGGTACTGGTGAATGAGATCTCAAAGCCGGTTGCCCATCGGTATGCGTGTTCGTAATAATCGGAATCCTTGATAAGAAATTTCTGTATGGTGCTGAGACCATGTTTTTGTCCGGGAAGATCGTCGGTCAGGAAGAGACTCCAGTTCTTTGCTGCTTCCATTGCGTCGATCTTCGATGAGATGTCATCGGGAATCTCACCGCCGAGCGAGTTGAGTTCAAGCGTCTTGCCGGTAAGGGAGAATTCCTTTTGATTCCCGCTGTCATCCGACACAACCACCTTAGCGCCCGGCTCAATCAGCGACAGCGCGTAGGTTTTTTGGTTCGGCAAAGTTACGTCCGCATGCTTGAGAAGAAGCTCCGCGTCGGGGTGAGGCGCGTTCTTGGGCTGACACAGACTGTCTGCTTCCTTCCCCTCGATGGTGAGATGGTAGCTTTCGGGGATAACCACATTGCAGCTGAAGAATTCTGGATCTTCGTTTTCTTGATATATCAGGGTTTTACCGAGAATATCCGTGAAGATGATCTCCGGTTTCTCCATTTCGAGAATTACGAAGCGCGATTTGCCGTCCGCGCCGGTTTCTCCCGAGATATTCTTGCCGTTTACTGAGACCTTGATACCGGACGGGACAGAAAATTCGCAGTCATAAAGAGCGGGCTTAATAACGTTTTTCTCGCTTGAAAATCTCAGCGGTGAACCATCGGTACGCTTGTATTCGATTTTAGGCTCATGCAGCAGCCCCTTTACGGAGTAGGAGGGGACGTCTCCCGTGCTGTCAAGCTCGTCCGCGGCGGGCTTTATCCCGTTGATAAAGACCTCCGTACCCTCCGGCACTAATAGCTGAAGGTTGTATACCGTCCCCGTGAGAAAAGGCGTAAAGCTCTCAACGTTCCAATCCGCCATATTGAAGAAGAAAAGTCTGCTGCGGCTGTTTGTTCCGGCAAGGGAGAGCGAGCCTACCGGCGCGCCGTTTGCGAGGATATTGTAGGTTTTGGAGAGATCGTTGCTCTGCCCGGCGGCATATTCGTATGTAAGAGCCGCTCCCTTGATCTTTTGGGTGTAGTCTTGGGAGTAAAATTCAACGTCGTTTTGCTCATACGGATTGGAGCAGATCTCGTTGAAATCAAGTTCGTCGGCAAGCGAGCCGTCCGCCGCCCGCGCCCCGAGCCATTCGATCTTTTCCATTACAAGCCGCTCGGGCTGCGAGCGGTCGAAGTCCTTAACAACGCAGCCGACATAAATCAGGAAAGCCGCGCTGATTACAATACAAGCCCCCAGAAAAATCAGGTAGGCTTTTTTGAATCTGCTAAGTGTTTTCATAAATTGTTTCTCCTTTGTGTTGTAAGATTTTTTGAAGTAAAGTGTAAAATTTGAATTTTATTGCGATACAACAGTTTTATTATAGCATTTTCTTTGATGTATTTCAAGTGTTTTCGAGAAAAAAGTCCGCTTTTTTGCTTTGTTTTGGGATTTTCGGGAAATGTCACGCAGGGCGTCTGTGCGCCTTTGTTGAAAATGACGCTTAATAGCCATTTTCACAATTTTTCCGGTTTTGCATAGACTGTGGATAAAGGGGGTGAATGCTATGTTGGTTGAAACGGAATACAGCCGCCGCGCCGCTGTGCGCTACGCGATAAAGTGGGCTTTCTGGAGAAATCCTCGTTTCTACGATTTTGAGGACATCGGCGGCGACTGCACCAACTTCATTTCGCAGTGTATGTACGCGGGCTGCCGCGTGATGAACTATTCTCCGGAGAACGGTTGGTATTATATCAACTCCAATGACCGCGCTCCGGCATGGACAGGCGTGAATTTCCTGCGTGAGTTTCTTCTTACAAATAAAGGAGCGGGGGTTTACGGAGAGGAAGCGCCGCTTAGCGAGCTTTTGCCAGGAGACGTGATACAGCTTATCGACAGCGAGGGGAAATTCTATCACTCGGTGTTTGTGACAGCAGTGTTTGCGCCCGTTACCCCTCAGAATATCTTCGTTTGCGCCCATTCGGTTGACGCGCGCAACCGCCGGCTTTCCACATACAATTACGCGGATACGTTCGGAATAAAGATAATCGGCGCTCGAAAAGAAATATCTCTGCCATTCAGGAATTGAACATGGAGGGTCTAATATGTTTATCTATACTGTGAAAGCGGGAGACACCCTTACTCAGCTCTCGCTGAGATTCGGAGTCCCCATAAATCAGATCACCGCAGACAACGGACTTGCAAATCCCAATACGCTGTCGGTAGGTCAGAGCCTGGTAATATCGTCAGACAGCGTAAGGTATGTCGTGAAGGAAGGACAGACGCTATATTCGCTGTCGCAAGAGTTTGAGGTGCCGCTCGACGAGCTAATCGCCGCAAATCCCGACATAAACCCTATTTCGCTTCAAGTGGGGCAGGTGATAATCATTCCCATGGCGGATAATTCCCCACGCAGACCCGCGGTGCTGAACGGTTACGCCTATCCCAGTATCACGGATTACGCGATGGAGTGTGCGTTTCCGTTTTTGACGTTCATTTCGCCGTTTTCGTACTCTGTCACACCGAGCGGTGAGATAATAGCGCCCGATGATGATCGTATCATTGAGAGCGCGCGGAACAACGATGTTATGCCGCTGATGACGGTCACCAACATATTCGAGGGTACGTTCTCCACGGAGGTACTCTCGCAGATACTCGCCGACCCCGAGGCGAGCGAGCGGCTTGTGTCGTCCATTCTCTCCGAGGTTGAGAATAAGAATTATTTTGGCGTGAATCTCGATATGGAGTATATTTCTCCCGAGGATCGTGAAAGCTACAACTTGCTTTTGCGGAACATTTCCGATCGCCTCCACGACAACGGGTATATTCTAGTAACCGCGGTTGCGCCAAAATACCGCGCCGACCAGCCGGGTATTTTGTATGAATCCCACGTTTATTCCGAGCAGGGAAAATGGGCGGATTTTGTCGTCATAATGACATATGAATGGGGTTTTTCATTTGGATAATGACGATTATGCTATTAATCAATAATCGGAATGATGCTCAGTTGAAAAGTGGCGGCATTGGGATTGTGGCGGGTGTTAGGGGTATCCTTGGTGTACGTTATGCGTTTTACTATTGTTTTCAGCAGCCGATTTTTCTCCGCGACATCGGTTGTATTGCCATAGACCTCAAGAACATGCTCAAAATGCGGGATAAAGTTCTCATGAATGGCAACTTTCTCATGATATTTTTGGATTTCTTCCTCAATTTCAGAGATTTTGTCGGTCAATTGAGCTTTCTTTTCGGAAAGACTCTCACTGCGTTCCTTGAACACTTCCGGCGAGTAAATCTCTTGCTCAAGCAAGTCGTATGTCTTGTTGATTTGCTTGTCAACTGCTTCCAGTTCTGCCGTCAGTGTGGCGAGATTATTCTGGTATACATCTAAGGTAGATTTCGGAAGCAGGGGAGAGTTTCGTTCAACATTGATCTTATACTCGTTGATCCATTTCGTTAAAAACTCAATAACAGAGTTCTCAACCAAGTGCAGCTTGCTTGCAACAGTATCACAATAGCGATTTGAGCATTTTAGTGTTGCACATTTGCAATGGCTGTTTTCGCCTAGCCTTGTCATGATCGCTCCGCATTTGCCGCAGAAAATCAATCCGGAGAGCGGATTCTTTAAAGATAAATCGGCTTTCAGCGGCGCTCTGGTTCGGCGTTTGATGTTCTCTTGGACGAGGTTGAAGTCCCCTTCCGAGATGATCGGCGGGTGTATGCCGTCGACATAAATGCAGTTCTCGTTCTTTTCGCGGTGCATTATCACGTTGCCATCGGTGAGTTCTTTGGTGTATTTACGGTATCCCCACCGTACCTTTCCGATGTATACCGGATTCTTGAGGATGTTAATTATCGTTTCCCCAGACCATTTCTGACCGTTGCGAGGTTTTATCCCGAGCGCGTCCAGTTGCTTTGCGATCAGCGACTTGCCGTCGCCCTTCAGATAGATCTCAAAAATGAGCTGTACGACCTTAGCTTCCTCGGGGTTGATCTCCAGTGTGTACCCCTTATCTTTTTTGATTTTTACTCGGTTGTAGCCGTAAGGCGCAGTGCCGCCTATGTATCTGCCTTCCTTTGCCGACTCGATTCGTCCGCGCTGGATTCGCCGGCTGATGATCTTATACTCGCGCCGCGCCATGAACAACTCGAACTCAAAATATTCCTCATCAAACTCGGAGGTCGGATCGTAGATCTTCTTGGGAGTGATGATTCTGGTTTTCGACATTTTGAACGCACGAGCAATAATGCCTTGATCAATAGTATCGCCACGCGCCAGACGGTCTATATCCACGCATAGCACACCAGTATATGTATGCTTTTCAATAGCTCGGAGGAGTGCCTGAATCTGGGGACGACCTTCAATGCTGTCACCGGAAACGACTTCCTCATATACGTCATCGACGGTAATTCCCATTTTCTCAGCAAGCTCGAAGAGCATCTTCCTGTGCCGGGCAAGGGTCTCACCCTCGCCGTGGGCTTCGGCTTCGATATCGGCTCGGGATTTGCGAAGATACATTGCGTAGCTTTCCATGTTTCCTCCTATATGGTATTCCCCTGCCTATTTCAGACAGGGGATTATACTGTTTGTTTTAACACACACCCATTGCAGGGTGCGACTTCGCCGATGGCGAACAGATTGTTGGGGAAATTTTTTTATAATTCGATGTGAGCGGGGGCGGGGATAGCATTAGCTTGCAAATCCAGAAACTGTCCATATGCCTTTGCCGTACCCCAGAAGGCAAGCATTCCTTTGTCGTACTGAACAACAAGGTAATATTTACCGATTCCCTTTGCTTTGGATGTGGTCGCCGCATTTCCGTGATATTGGAGCATGAAGCGGCTTTCTTCCATTGCGCTAAAAGACTTGATTCTGTTCAAAGGGAGCGTGATAACGGTTTCAGGCTTAATCCGAGTGATAACAAATTGTTCGTCTTTAATCTCCAGCGTGCATGGGTAGTCGGTGGCAAACTCGTTGATTCCCTCATAGTGTATCGCTCTAATTACAGTGTTCTTTTTACTAGACACATTTTTTCTTCCTTCCGTGTTAAGCTGAGTATTTTGGGTTTTGCTCTTTGGCTTTGAGGCTTTATTATAAGCAATCAGATTGGAAAGTGTTCCCAAAGCACAAATAGCTCCAATAACCCCAATGCTAATGATCGCTTCCTTTTTTCCGGAAAATAAAAGTATCAGAAACATCAAAAGAAAAAAGCCAAAAAATATACCCCAAATAATAGTACCAACAAGATATCTTGTCATTATTATTTTCCTTTCAAATTTATGTAAATGACCGCCGCGATATCGTAAAATTAGTTATTGTGCAAGCAAAAAGTCGTATTCTGAAGTCCCTTCATAAAACACAATATGCAATTCGTTCAAATTTTCAGTCACTTCATTTGCAAGCGCGAATGCTATTATTCCCGTTTTTGACGATAACGGATTTAAAATGGTATCGTGCATTTCCTCGGAATATCCCAATAAATTTGTAGAAGAAAAATCATAATCCTGATATTTTATCTTCGCGCGGATATCATCACCCATACCATACGACGGCAAAAAGCTTTCAGGATCTTTGCTGATATTTTTTACGCTAACATTTATTACTAGGTATTTGCTGCCATCTTCCGGCTTGAAAGAACCATAGTTCTGTTTTACTTCTTCAACGACCTCAGCAGAATTGACCGTTATTTCCCAGTTTTTAGTTTTCGCAGTCTCGCCTATTTTAAGCGATTCCGGTTTGGAATTCTCTTCAGAGCTTTCCTTTGAGGAGTTGTCGGTGCTGCTTGTCGAGCTTTCCGTTCGGCTGTCGTTCGTTTCGTTCCTTTTGGGTGGTATGCAGCCCGTAAGAGTGCTTCCGAGCATTAAAACCGATACCATAAGTGCAATTGTCTTTTTCATTGTGTCTTTCCTCCAAATGTTAATTCTTGTTTTTTATTTCCTCGATCGCCAAAATTGCCTCCGCGCGTTTGACAACCGTAAGGATTTAATAAATTTTGCGGGTTTCAAAAATTTGGTATTGCGCTTGTGAGTTCAAGCCGCATTTCAAATCACCCGCCTCAATACCCATGCAGTCCTTCGAGAGAACAGTCGGTAATATTATAGTACGCTTTATTATTGATTTTGCTAGAATGCATTTTTGTGATGAAATAATTGTCATTTTTGTTTTAACTGAGAGTCGTCTGAGCCATAGATTCGCTTACTTATATTAAAGCATGCACAAAAATCTACTATTGTGGATAAACCGAACTCATCCCTAAGCGGAACTGGACACAGACAATTACGCGCAAAGCAGTCTGCTTCTCAATGTGCGACGCTATCGTTGTGGATATGATCTAAAATTATATATTTATTACACCGCGCTCATAAAATAAACGGCTTTACCTAATATCCTGATCTCGTTAAGTTCCTCGTTCGTGTAGACAAGCGGCTCGAAAGCGGGATTTTCGGGGTTCAGCACCAGCTTGTTTTTCTCGGGATAGTAGTATACGCGCTTCAAGGTCGCTTCGTCATCAATGATAACAGCAGCAATATCGCCGTTTTCAACCATTTCCATTTGTTTGATGAACACAATATCGCCGTTGCGGATACGTGCGTTTATCATGCTGTCGCCTTTTGCAATTAGGCAAAAGTCTGCTACTACGTCCATGTCAGCCATTACATAGGCTTCCTTTTCCTCCTGCGCTAAAATCGGTTTTCCACAGGCAATTTCTCCCAGTAGGGGGAATCGCTTTAAATGGATTGGCCTTATGTTTGAGGGGAGAGCGGATATATCAATTGATCCAAGAATAGATCCCGGAGCGCTAGTTGATTCACCATAGAATTTGGGATCATCTGTTTTTAATGCAAGCCAGCTAGGATTCACACCTAAAATAAAAGCTATATTTTCAAGTATAGGGAGCTTTATCTTTGCCACTTTACCTGTTTCATATCTTTGTATGGAGGATTTGTTTAAACCGAGCAAATTCCCCAGTTCTTCCTGTGTAATGTGTTTGGCATCTCTAGCTTGTTTTATTCTTTTTCCAATTTCAACCGTATTCAAAAAAATCCCCCCTTCTTTTACATTATAGCACTTTTGATTGCATAATGCAATATCTTTTAAAAAAAAATTAAAAAAGTTGCAAAATGCTATTGACAAACCTTTTCAAGTGTGATATTATAAATACAGCCAAGTTGCAAAACGCAACGAAACAAGAGGAGGGATTGATATGGTAAACTCTAACAAATTAAAGGGATTGATTAAGGAAAAGCAGCTTACTCAAGCGGATGTTGCAAGATATTTAGGCTTGGCAACACCTACTGTAAGCCAAAAACTTAATAATATAAGACCTTTTGACTTGACAGAAGCTGAGAAGCTGTCAGAGCTTCTCGGAATAGATTCCGGTGAGTTTGGCACATATTTTTTTTGTTCAATAAGTTGCGGAACGCAACAGAAGCTTTAGAGTATAGCTAAGGCGAAAAGGAGGTGTTGCCATGGACAAATCAATATGGCGGCGATTCACACTTATTGACAAGGGAAAATGCCCTTCTTGATCTCGTCAAACGGAAAGGCTTACCCGTGATAATGTCATGCTGATACTCAGTACAGTAAAACTTAAATCAAATGTTTACAGACGAAAGAATGTTGCAGCAACTGACAAGCACTCATGACATAGAATTTACAGGAGGTGAGATATTATGGCGATTATCATGGAGTTTCGGGCGTCGAACGGCGCGTTGATCAAAGTCGATGACAGCGCCATCGCGGGAGTTTCCAAGGAAGAAATGGATAGGCGTGTCAAGCGCATGCTCGATACCGCGCGAGAAATTGCAATTAACACAGCGATCCGCCGCGCGGAAGCAGAGCGTCTGAAGCAAAAGGAAGGCAAGTAATTTTACAGGGACGTTTAAAAACGGACAAGCTATGATGAAAGGAACGGCAAATATGAGGACAAGAACAAAAATCTCCCTCGCTATGATAGCAACGGCGTTTATGCTGTGGTTGGGCGCGGCGGGCAATGCCGATTTCAACGGCGATTACTCCATGGGCGACTACATAAGGATCGGCGTAGGGCTGCTTCTGGCGGCGGTAGCGTTCCCGCTCGGCGGCGGGGAGCTGACGGACTACAAGGAGGATGACAACTGTTAAAGTAAAGGAGAAATTGAATATGGACGATGGATGATAGGGTAAAAGAGCGTTTTGCAGATGTGCTTATGCACTCTATTGTCAGGCAAATCATTAAGTAAAAAATGAAAAAAGTCTAGGAGGAAATCAGTTATGTTTTCAATCACGATCAATGGCAACACCCCGGAGGAACTTTTTGCCAACCTTGCAAAGGCGGCAGCGATGACCCACGCCGCACCTATGGCAGTTCCTCAAGTACCCGTACCTCCCGCACCGGCAGCGGTAATCCCCGTCGCGCAGCCTCCGGCTGCTAACCCTGTCCCCGTTGCGCCCGTGGCAGCCCCCGCATCTGTCGCGCCGGCGACTGTTCCCATAGCAGCCCCCACATCTGCGCCAACGGCAGCACCTGCCCCTGTTCCGGCGGCGACCCCTGCACCTACCCCCGCTGCCGTACCCACCGCCGCGCCGACCTATACGCTTGACGCGCTTGCCCGTGCAGGTGCTACGCTTGCACAATCCGGCAAAATGCAGGAGGCTCTTGCACTGCTTGCAAAGTACGGTGTTCAGACGGTCAATCAGTTAAAGCCCGAACAGTACGGGGCTTTTGCTACGGAACTGCGCGCACTCGGCGCACAGATATAGGAGGGCGGCTATGGAACACGCATTGTTGTCTGCGTCCTCGGCAAGCAGGTGGATGGCGTGTACCGCCTCCCCTCGCTTCGAGGCACAGTTTCCCGAAACAACGTCCGAATATGCCGAGGAGGGCAGACTGGCACATTCCTTTTGCGAGTTAAAGGTCTTGAAGAAATTCACCACCTCGATCAATCAGCGTACATACAATTCCCGACTTAACAAGCTGAAAAAAGAACCGCTGTATACAGATGAAATGGATCGGACAAGCGATCTTTACATTGAACACCTCACCGAAAAGGCAATGGTCTACAACACCTCCCCGCTTGTCAACGCCGAGGTCAAAGTGGATTTTTCGGAGTATGTACCCGATGGCTTTGGAACGTGTGACTGCGTTATGATCGGCGGTGATATGCTCGACATCACGGACTACAAGCACGGAAAAGGCGTCCCGGTATCGGCAGAGGGCAACCCGCAAATGCGGCTTTACGCCCTCGGTGCGCTGAAAAAGTACGAACCTTTTTACGGCGGTATGATTAAGCGGGTTCGTATGACGATAGATCAGCCCCGCATTCAGTCCGAACTGTCAAGCGAAACAATCACGGTTGAGGAACTGCGGGCATGGGGCGAAACAATTAAACCCATAGCACAAGCGGCATATAGCGGCTTTGGCGAATTTAAACCCGGCGATCATTGCAGGTTCTGCCGCGGAAAGGCACAGTGCCGCGCCCGTGCCGACGCCAACACCGCCATTGAGGATTTTAAAGACTGCATACTGCCGACCGCAAAGAACATCGAACAGGCGCGGAACGCCGGGGCGAACGACGCTGCCGCAATGCTTACCAACGACGAGATCGGCGAGCTGCTTGTTCGCGGTCAGACTCTTGTGCAGTGGTACAAGGACCTTGAGGAATATGCTCTCAACGCTTTACTTAACGGTGAAGAAATAGCGGGATGGAAAGTCGTTGCCGGGCGTAGTAACAGAACGTTCACCGACACCGATGCGGCGCTTGCCGCAGTTATCGCCGCGGGCTATGACGAGTCGCTCGTATACGAGCGCAAACCGAAAACCCTCACCGGGCTTGAGGAATTGATGGGAAAGAAAGAATTTGCCGAAAAGATCGGGCAGTATGTTGTAAAGCCTCTCGGCAAACCTACCCTCGCTCTGATGTCTGACAAGCGCGAACCGTACAGCACTGCAGCCGCCGACTTTGCGGCAGCGGCGCAGGGGGAAACGCAGGGGGCGTCCTCGTAATGCCGGAAAGCCGTAAACGCTTACAATGAAATTTTAAGGTAATAAAGGAGATTTAAGAACTATGTATCAGAATGACCCGATGAAAGTATTAACCGGCGAGGTTCGCTTGTCTTACGTGAACTTGACAGAACCTCGCGTTCCAAAGCAGGGCGGCGAGGCTAAATACTCGGCAACACTGCTTATTCCCAAAAGCGACTATGCGACCAAAGCAGACATCGACGCCTCTATTCAGGCGGCGGCGCAGGCAGCTTTGGCAAAGGTGTGGGGCGGCGTTCGTCCTCCGCAGATCAACATACCTATTCACGACGGCGACGGCGTTCGTCAGTCGGGCGAACCCTACGGCGAGGAGTGCAAAGGTCACTGGGTAATTACGGCAAACACAAAAATGAAACCGCAGGTCGTCGGAATGGATAACATCAATGTTGAACTCGCGCCCTCCGACATTTACAGCGGTATGTATGCCCGTGTGACCCTGCGCTTTTTCGGATATTCCAACAGCGGCAAAAAGGGCGTCGGATGTGGACTTGGCAACGTAATGAAAACCCGCGACGGTGAGGCTTTGGCGGGTACTGCATCCGCAGCCTCCGACTTTGCGACTGTGGGTAATGCAATAGTTCAGCCGCAGGACAACACCGCCGCGTGGGGCGTACCCACTGCCGCGTCTGCTGCTCCGGCATATCAGCAACCCGCCGCACCTGCGCCTATGTATCAGCAGCCCGCAACTCCCGCATATCAGCCGCAGCCGGGCGAAATAAACCCGTTCACGGGCTTGCCGTATTAAGGAGGGACAAATATGGCTCACCATTTGAGTATTGACCTTGAAACCTTTTCAAGCGTTGATATTAAGAAATCGGGCGCATTCAAGTACATCGAAAGCCCCGACTTTCAAATACTGCTTTTCGCATATTCACTTGATGGCGGGCCGGTGCAGGTAGTTGACCTCGCCATGGGGGAGCTGCTTCCCCCGTGGTTGGTAGCCGCCTTGAACGATCCCAACTATATCAAACACGCATATAACGCAATGTTTGAATGGGGTTGCTTGTCAAAGTGTTTCGGTGCGCCGCTCCCTATTGAACAGTGGCGGTGTACGATGCTCCACGGTCTTTACTGCGGATATACCGCAGGGCTTGACGCGACCGGAAAGGCGTTGGGACTTGCCGCAGACAAGCAAAAGCTGAACAGCGGCAAAGCCTTGATCCGTTATTTCTGCGTACCGTGCAGACCGACAAAGACCAACGGAGGCAGAACTCGAAACCTCCCGCACCACGACCCCGAAAAGTGGGCGCTGTTCAAAGAATACAACCGACAGGATGTTGTCACGGAAATGGAAATCGAGCGGCGGCTTTCGGCATTCCCCGTTCCTGACTTTGTACAGAAAGAGTGGGAAACCGACCTGCGGATCAATGCCCGCGGCGTTATGGTAGATATGAACCTTGTAAGGGGCGCGCTTACTATGGGAAACAACACGCGAGCCGCCCTTATTGCCGAGGCTGAAAAGCTGTCGGGTCTGCAAAACCCTAACAGCGTGAAGCAGCTGCGGGAATGGCTCGGCACAGAACTTGACGAGGAAGTGACGAACCTCAACAAAGAAACCGTGGCGCATCTGCTGAACCGAGACGACAACAGCGACACCGTTCAGCGTATGCTTGAGATACGGCAGGAACTTGGAAAGACCTCAACAAAGAAATATGACGCGATCGAGGCGGCGGTGTGTTCCGATGGACGTGTGAGGGGCTTGTTACAGTTTTACGGCGCAAACCGCACCGGCAGATGGGCGGGGCGGTTGGTGCAGGTGCAGAACCTGCCGCGGACATATACCGAGCCGCTTTCCTTTGCCCGTGAACTGGTTATAAACAATCAGCCCGACGCTCTGAGCCTTATCTGCGGCAGCATACCGGACACGCTTTCACAGCTTATACGCACCTCGTTTATCGCCTCGCCCGGCAACCTTTTAGTAGACGCTGACTTTTCGGCGATCGAAGCGCGGGTTATATCGTGGCTCGCGGGTGAGCAATGGCGGCTTGACGTGTTCCGTACACACGGGAAAATTTACGAGGCGTCGGCATCTCAGATGTTCGGCGTTCCGATCGAGAAAATCAAAAAAGGCAATCCCGAATACGCATTGCGCGCCAAAGGCAAGGTCGCAGAGTTGGCGCTCGGTTATCAAGGCGGAAAAGGCGCGCTGATCAATATGGGTGCGCTCGATATGGGTCTGACCGAGGAGGAACTGCCCGATATTGTAAGCCGTTGGCGCGAGGCTAACCGCCGTATACGCGATCTATGGTACGCAATGGAAAGCGCCGCCGTGCGGGTCATTTCCGAGGGCGGCAGCGTGGGCGTCGGATGCGTCTTGCTATCCCGCGAGTACGACCAAAACACGGGCGCGGACTGTATGACGATCTTTCTTCCGTCGGGGCGTAAGCTGTATTACATTAACCCCAAACTTGGAGTAAATCAGTGGGACAAACCCTCGATCAACTATATGGGGATGGAGCAATCAACAAAGCGGTGGGGTACGGTCGAAACCTACGGCGGCAAACTTGTTGAGAACTGCGTTCAGGCGATCGCTCGCGACTGCCTTGCAACCGCTATTGAACGGTTAGAGGCAGCGGGAATGCCGGTGGTGTTCCACGTTCACGATGAGGTTATTATTGATATACCCGCCGATCGTGCTGACCTTGACGCCGTTGTGCAGATCATGCGTGCGCCTATCCCGTGGGCGGCTGACCTGCCGCTTAACGCGGACGGGTGGACGGGAATGTTTTTCAGAAAGGATTAGGGTCGAATGCGATGAATAATGACCGGATAATTCATATATCACACGGCAACAACCGCCGTTCAACGAACTGGCAGCCGCAGACCCTGCTGTTGTCGGAACTTTGGGAGAAGCTCCGCATACCTGCAAGGGGCGCGGAAACCCTCGCCGACTATATGTCAATGAAAAAGGCACAGCAGGACGACCTCAAGGACGTGGGCGGTTATGTATGCGGAACGCTGAACAGCCCCCGCCGAAAGTCTAACAATGTGACCGGCAGGGACGTTATAACACTTGATCTTGATAACATACCCGCGGGCGGCACGGCTGACGTTCTGCGCCGTGTTGAGGGCTTGGGCGTGGGGTACTGCGTGTATAGCACACGTAAGCACTGCGACACCGCTCCGCGTTTGCGTGTGCTTATTCCCTTTGACCGTACAGTCACCGCCGACGAATACGAACCGTGCGCCCGGAAAATGGCTGAATATATCGGGCTTGAAATGGCAGACCCCTCAACATTCGAGGTCGCCCGCCTTATGTATTGGCCGTCCTGCTGTTCTGACAGCAAGTACGTGTATACCTTTGCCGACAAGCCCTTCGTATCTGCGGACGGTTTGCTTGCACAATATACGGACTGGCACGATGTGTCGCAGTGGCCGGCTCTGCCGAACGCACAGGCTTTTATAAAAACAGCGGTAAAGCAAGGCGACCCCGAAAGCAAATCGGGCGTTGTGGGCGCATTCTGCCGCACCTATGACATATACCGGGCTATGGACGAACTGATCCCCGGCATTTATGAAGCTGTGGACAACAGCCCCGGCAGATTTACGTATTTAGGCGGCAGCACGACCGGCGGCGCGGTCATTTACGACAACGGCAAATTTTTATACAGTCACCACGCCACCGATCCCTGCGGCGGGCGGCTTGTCAATGCCTTTGACCTCGTTCGCCTGCACCGTTTTGCGGATCTTGACGACGAGGCGCAGCCAAATACCCCAAACAACCGCCTTCCGTCCTACACGGCTATGCTTGAAGCGGCGACGCAACTCCCCGATGTGTTGGTGCGTATCAATCAGGAGCGCTCCGCCGAGGCGCAGAAAGAGTTTGAGGGCATAGCTGCATCCAACGACGGTAATGACGGAAACTGGGAGCAACTGCTGTCGATAAGCACACAGACGGCGTTCCCGAAAGCTACGATAGACAATGTTTGCATTATACTGGAACACGATCCAAACCTCAAGGGCAAATTTGCGCTGAATATGTTCGCCGGGCGCGGTGAGGTACTGGGCGCGCTGCCGTGGGATCAGCGAACAGGACGGCGGCTGTGGGAAGATAACGACAATAACGGTCTTTACTGGTATATGGAAAAGCGCCACCATATCACGGGCAATGGCAAGATCGACGCGGGGTTGTCCCTGCATTCAAATAAGTTTGCTTTTAACGACGTGCAGGACTACCTGACAAGCCGTGTGTGGGACGGTACGCCCCGCCTTGATCGTTTATATATAGATTACCTCGGAGCTGCTGACACGCCTTACAATCGCACTGTGGCGCGTAAGGGGCTTGTTGCAGCCGTCGCAAGGGCGATGACCCCCGGCTGTAAGTTTGATAATATGACGATACTTGTCGGTGCGCAGGGATTGGGCAAAAGTTCGCTGCTTGATATCCTTTCCCGCGGGTGGTTCAATGACAGCATTCGCACATTTGAGGGCAAGGAAGCGTCGGAGCTGCTGCAGGGCGTGTGGATCGTGGAAATAGGCGAACTGGACGCATTCAGGCGCACCGATGTGGCGAGGATCAAGCAGTTTTTAAGTCTTCGTGCGGATCGTTTCCGTGCGGCTTACGGACGGAACGTTAAAGAAATGCCCCGCGCCTGTGTATTTTTCGGCACGACTAATACCAAAGACTTTTTACAGGACACCACGGGAAACCGCCGCTTTTGGCCCGTAGACGTCGGCGAACAAGCGCCCACAAAGAACGTGTGGCAGGGCTTGCCCGACGAGGTGGATCAGATATGGGCGGAGGCTTTTTTCTACTGGAAAATGGGTGAGTCCCTTTACTTGTCGGGTGAGGTTGAAGATGCCGCCAAAATCAAGCAGGAGGAACACCGCGAGGTATCCTCCTATGAGGGCATTATTCTTGATTTTATCAACCGGGAAGTGCCGGAAAACTGGGAAAGCTTCAAGCTTGACAAACGCCATATGTACTGGAGCGGCAACATAACCGGCGAAATTAAGACCGTGCCGCGCAGCCGTATATGCGCTCTTGAGGTGTGGTGTGAGGCGCTGAACGGTCTGCCAAAAGACTTGACAAAAGCGATCGCTCGTGAGATTAACGCCGTAATTGAACGGCAGCCGGAATGGGTTAGGGCAAATAAGACAATGTGGTTTAGTGCCTATGGAACACAGCGCGGTTTTATCAGAAAGGTTCTATAACATTTGGGCAAAAATAGGTGCTCAAGGTTGAAATTCCTTTAAAATGTTAGGAACTGTCTAACATTTAGTGAATGAAGATGTTAGATAAATGTCAGACGGAATGTTAGCCCTCAAAGCCGCATTACAAAGGCATTTTCTCTTAATTCTAACATCCTAACATTTTATAGTATAGAATACTATAAATAGAGGGATAGAGCGTATATGTACACCCACACGCCCATGTACACGCGCGTAAGGGATTTTTGTAAGAAATGTTAACTCGACCGACAGGAGGTCAAAATGCTTGAAAAAGAAATCGAACGGCGAATGTGTGAAATGATACGAGAGCGCGGCGGTCTTACCCGCAAATTTGTAAGTCCCGGAAATGATGGTGTGCCTGATCGCATTGTAATAACTCCCGCCGGGATCGTTTGGTTTGTTGAATTGAAAACCGAGAAGGGGCGGTTGTCGAAAATCCAAAAATATCAGATAGCCGAATTTGAAAAGCGGGGCGCAAATGTGTGGGTCGTTTACGGGTGGGACGCGGCAAAAGAATTTGTAAACGAGGTGATGCCGGATGGAATATAAGCCGCATAATTACCAGAGCTACTGCATTCAGCGGATCGTTCAAGATCCTGCGGTCGGACTTTTTCTTAGACCAGGTCTTGGCAAAACGTCCATAACCCTGACGGCGGTCAATGTTCTGCGGTATCTGCGGTGGGAAATCGCAAAGGTGCTTGTAATTGCGCCGAAAAAGGTTGCGGAGGCTACGTGGAGCAAGGAGGCAGCAAAGTGGGATCATCTGCGAAACTTGAAAGTCGTTACCGTTTTAGGCAGTACGACAAAGCGCATACGGGCGTTAAACACACCGGCAGACGTTTACGTGATAAACCGGGAGAACGTTCCGTGGCTTGTTGATTATTACAAGCAGTCGTGGCCTTTTGATATGCTGATATGCGACGAATCAACAAGTTTCAAGAACTCCCAAAGCAAACGGTTCAAGGCTTTGAAGCTGATCCGGCGGTTCTGCAAAAAAGTGGTGCTGCTTACCGGTACACCGTCAAGCAAAGGGTTGATCGACTTATGGGCGCAGGTTTATCTGCTTGACGAGGGCGCAAGGCTTGGAAAGACGATCAGTCAATACCGTGAACGGTATTTTATCGCCAACACCCACGGCGGGCATTTTACCGACTACAAGCCCAAAAGCGATGCGGAGAGCGCAGTCCTTGCCGCGATAAGCGATATTTGCGTAAGTATGAAAGCCGAAGATTATTTGGAGCTGCCGGAATGCGTAGAACACGAGATCCCTGTGGTGCTTGACGAAAAGGCAAAGCGCGAATACGATCAGTTTGAACGCGATCTGCTGCTTGAAATCGAGGATGAAACCATAACAGCACAGGGCGCGGCGGTTCTTACGGGAAAGCTGTTACAATTCTGCAACGGGGCGGTTTACAATGCGGATAAGCAGTCCGTAACCGTTCACGACTGTAAACTTGACGCGTATATGGAGCTGCTTGAACAGCTTGATGGTGAGCCGGTCATAACGTTTTACAGCTTTAAGCACGATCTTGACCGTTTGCTTGAACAGTTGGAAAAGACAAAGCGGCGAGTGCGGGTCTATTCAGGACCACATGACGAGGACGACTGGAACGCCGGAAAAATCGACGTATTACTGGCGCACCCCGCGTCGTGCGCTTACGGTCTGAACCTGCAAGCGGGCGGGCGGCACATCGTGTGGTTTGGCTTGAACTGGAGCTTTGAACTTAACGATCAAGGTAAATGCAGACTGTGGCGGCAAGGCAGCGGATTCGACAAGGTTTTCGTTCACTATCTTGTCGTGCAGGGGTGTGTGGACGAAGATGTAATGGCGGCGATACGCAGCCGGGCAGACACGCACGAGGCGGTTATGTCGGCATTAAAGGCAAGGATGAAAAAATTACACGACAGGGAGGGGTCAGAATGACAGCAAAACAATACCTAGACAAATACCGGGAGCTTGCCGCGAAAATAAGCGTGAAATGCGAGCAGATCCAGCGGCTGCGAGAGTTCCTTACCGGCACAAGCCGCAGTATTTCCAACGGTTCAGGAGGCTCGCAGCCTTACGACAAGATGGGCAAGATCACCGCGGAAATCGTAGATATGGAGCGCGAGAAAAACGCGATGGTCGATGAGCTTGTGGAAATGCAAGTCGTGATTCGCAGAAACCTTTCGAGAATCACGAATTCCAAGATCCGCTCAATCATTGAATACCGATACATTAACGGGTATTCTTACGAGAAAATAGCGGATATGGAGCAGTGTGACGTTCGCACAATACATTATCGGCTTAAAGCAGGATTAGAACTGCTGAACGAGGAATGGGATGCTCATTAAAATTTTCAGTACAATTTCAGTGAAGTTTCAGTGCTTTTTCACTTGTATTTCCCGGGTAGATGTGCTATAATGGTAGCATGGAGAGATGGAAAAAAGCAATGTGATCCTCCTTATTAAAAGAGCGCGGACTGGAACAGGCTACAGTCCGCGCTCGCTATTTTACGCGAAAGGAGCGTATTTCTATGACAGCTAAACAACAGCGATTTGCGGACGAATACCTGATCGACTGCAACGCCACACAAGCGGCGATCAGAGCGGGATACGCTCGTAATTCCGCGAACAAGCAAGGTGCGCGTCTGTTGGCGAATGCTTGTGTGCGCGAGTATATCGACGCGCGGCTTGCGGAGATCCATAGCGAGAAGATCGCGGACGGCGCGGAAGTTCTCGAGTACCTGACCGCCGTTATGCGCGGCGAGCATACCGAAGAGACGCTCTGTCTCGATGGCGACGGCACTCAGCGGAAAATCAGCATCGACGTTTCCGCGAAAGACCGCATCAAAGCCGCTGAGCTTATCGGCAAGCGATACGGGCTCTTCAAGGAGAATGTGGACGTTCTCGGCGCTGTGCCCGTGGTGATATCCGGGGGCGAGGATCTTGACGACTGAGAAGCGGCTGTATCTTCCGGATATCGTCGGTAAGGGCTATGGCGAGTTCTGGCGCTGCACTAAGCGTTATCGAGTATGCAAGGGCTCTCGCGCGTCTAAAAAGAGCAAGACGACCGCTCTCAACTTCATTGTGAGGCTGATGCAGTACCCAAGCGCTAATCTGCTGGTCGTCCGCAAGGTTTTCCGGACGCTGAAGGATAGCTGTTTCACCGAGCTAAAATGGGCGATAAACCGCCTTTGCGTCGCGAATTTCTGGGAGATCAAAGAGAGTCCGCTGGAGATGACCTATCTCCCTACCGGGCAAAAGATATATTTCCGGGGACTTGACGATCCGCTGAAAGTCACCTCGATAACGGTCGAGCGCGGATATCTGTGCTGGATGTGGATAGAGGAAGCCTACGAGATCTCGTCCGAAAGCGACTTTGATATGCTCGACGAGAGCATTCGCGGCGCGATCCCCGAGAACAGCGGACTTTTCAAGCAAATAACGCTGACCTTCAATCCGTGGAATGAGCACCACTGGCTGAAAAAACGATTTTTCGACACCCAGAGCGAGGACGTTCTGGCAATGACTACAAACTACACCTGTAATGAATGGCTTGACGCCGCTGACTTGCGGGTCTTTGAAGAAATGAAGGTGCGCAATCCGAAGCGATACCGCGTAGCCGGTCTGGGCGATTGGGGCATTGTGGACGGCTTGATTTTTGAGAATTTTGAGGAAAAGGCTTTTGATATTGACGAGATACGCACGCTTCCGAGCGTGCGTTCCGCGTTTGGGCTGGATTACGGCTATACCAACGACCCATCGGCGTTTGTTGCGCTGCTGATCGACGTTTCAGCAAAAACAATATGGGTCTTTGACGAGATCTACGAGCGGGGAATGAGCAACGAGCGCATTGCCGAGCGTATAACCCGTGCGGGTTACGCCAAAGAGAAAATCAAAGCGGACAGCGCCGAGCCTAAGAGCAACGCCCGCCTCCGCGCTTTGGGGCTGTCTCGCTTAGAGGGTTCGCGAAAGGGAAGGGACAGCATTCGCAACGGCATTGATTTTATACAGGATCTCAAGATCTTTGTGCATCCGAGGTGCGTGAATTTCTTGACCGAAATTTCCAACTACACCTGGGCGGTTGACAGCAAGACCGGACAGAAGATCAACAAGCCGATCGACGACTTCAACCACCTGATGGACGCGATGAGATACGCGCTGGAGGATTATATGCGTCCGGCGCATTTTAGTTTTGAATAAGCGGGTGTTAGTTATGTATGTAATGATGAAAGGCGGTGGAGAGCGTGTTTAACTTTCTATTGAGCGATGCCGCAAAGATGGCACAAGCCGTTGTCATCGGCGGCAAGGACAGAATGACCGACGAGCAGTTTATTGTCAGCGAGATCAACCATTTCAAGCGGTCGCGGAGAAGAAAAAATATGCTTGACGGCGAGAAGTACTATATGGGCATGCACGACATTCTCTTACGCGTTCGCACTGTGATCGGCGAGAAGGGCGAGCCTACCGAGGTCAAAAATCTCCCGAATAACAGGATCGTGGATAACCAGTACAAGAAAATGGTTGACCAGAAGGTAAATTACCTTGTGAGTAAGCCGCTGACAATACAATCCGACAGCGACGATTACGCCAAGACTTTGAAGCAGATTTTTGACAAGCGTTTTCAGCGAACTTTGAAAGCTGTGAGCGAGGACGCGCTGAATTGCGGCTTGGGTTGGATTTTCGTGTGTTACAGCGAAAACGGCGAGCTGTTATTCAAGCGATTCAAGCCTTATGAGATCATTCCCGGCTGGCGGGACGCAGACCATACGCAGCTCGACTATGTTATCAGGCTGTATGAGGTTATCGCTTATGAGCAGCACTCCGAGCGCGTTATTGAGAAAGTCGAGGTATATGATGATAAGGGCATAACCTTCTTTGAGCTTGGTTCAAGCGGTTCATTAACGCCGTGCGAGCCGTTTTTTCAGAACTACTTCACGGTGATTGGAGCCGACGGCACGGAGACGGGTTACAATTGGACGAAAATACCGCTTATTCCGTTTAAGTACAACAACAAGGAAATCCCGCTGATCAAGATGGTAAAGTCCTTGCAGGACGGCTTGAACCTGATAGAGTCGAACTTCCAGAACGCAATGGAAGAAGATACCCGAAACACAATTCTTGTGCTTGTAAATTACGACGGCGAAAATCTGGGCGAGTTCCGGAAGAACCTCGCGCAGTATGGAGCAGTCAAGGTCAGGACGGTGGACGGCGCAGGCGGCGATTTGAAAACGCTGCAAGTCGAGGTCAACTCCGAGAACTATAAGACAATTCTCGAGATTTTCAAGAAAGCAATAATCGAGAACGCGATGGGCTACGACGCAAAGGACGACCGTCTCTCGGGCAATCCCAACCAGATGAATATTCTCTCGATGTATTCCGACATTGACTTGGACGCCAACAACACGGAAACCGAGTTTCAGGCGGCTTTTGACGAGCTGCTGTGGTTTATCAATGCTCATCTCGCTAATATCGGCGCAGGAGATTTCGAGGGTGAGAGCGTTGATATTATCTTCAACCGCGATATGCTGATCAGCGAATCAGAAGTGATCGACAACTGTCAGAAGTCGGTCGGCTTGCTTTCGGATCAGACCATTATTGCAATGCACCCTTGGGTGAGCGACGCACAAGCCGAATTAGAGCGCGTGAAAAAGCAGCGCGACGAAGCGGAGCAGGGCGGCTACGAGGACGGATTTCATGAGGAAGATGAGTGATGGCTAAAGACAAAGCTTTAGGTGAAAAGGGTGATTACTGGGCGCGGCGTATGCGCTTATACGAGCAGGATCGCGCCCGTAAGAATGCCAAAATCACGGCTGAGATCGACGTCGCCTTCTCGAAGGCAAGCTCCGATATTAAGAAAGACCTTGAATACTGGTACGGACAGCTTGCCAAGAACAACGGTATTTCGCTTGTAGCGGCGCGGCGTATGCTTGACGCGGGCGAGCTTGCGGAATTTAAATGGAGCGTTGACGAGTACATGGCAAAAGCCCGACAAAGCGGGAACGGCAAGTGGCTGAAGGAGCTTGAGAACGCGTCGGCAAGGGTACATATTTCGCGGCTGGACGCTATGAAAATCTCAATGAGGAATACACTTGAAAGCGCGTTCGTAACGGAAAATTCCATTGTAACAAAAATGGCGGGGGAAACTTATCGAGACGCGGTTCAGCATACAGCGGCGGAGATGGAGAAGCTGTTTAAGGCGGAATTCAATATCGCGGAAATTGACGACGAGAAGATCCGGAAGCTTATCCGAAAGCCGTGGACACCGGACGCGCGAACGTTCTCGGACAGAATTTTGGCAAAAAAGAACGAGATGATAAACTCGTTACAGGAGGAACTGACGCGCGGGTGCATTTACGGGCAGTCGCTTGATGAGACGATAGCGCGCATGGAGAAGTTTGTGGACGGTAAGTTCAAAAACGCGAAATATGCGGCGCGGCGGATAGTGGTGACCGAGAGCGCATACTTCCGGGTGCTTGGCACTCGCGACGAGCTTGCGGAGCTTGGCGTTAAGGAATTTCAGGTAGATCTGCCGATAGATAAAGATTCGTGCGAGATATGCCGCTCGATGAACGGACGGGTATTTCCCCTATCGGAATTTGCTGTAGGTCTGAACGCGCCGCCGTTTCACCCAAACTGCGAGAACGGCGGCATTATCCCCGTGATGGACGAGGACTTTAAGGCGGCGCTGGGAGAGGCGAGAGAGAAAAAGTCCGATGATGGGTTGACAAACGACGCAGATGGTGATATAATAAAGGAGAACAGCAAAAAGGCAATAACTCCAATCACCGACGAAGCCATAGAGCAAGTTCCAAACGTTTCAATTCCCGGTTATTCATCGGAACAATGCGAGTTCATTCAACAGCAGCACAAAGAGCTTTTGAAGCATGCTCGAAAAAATAACGAAAATAAAGAAGTCGCTTTTGTTTTCAGAAACGATTTGAGTGACAAAGACGTGTATTTAGGCTCGGACGATAGAATTGAATTTGGAACGGGACTTGTCGGAAAAGGTAATGGTTTGGTTATTTTGCACAACCACCCGAGAAACAGCAGTTTTTCTGATAGAGATATTCGCCTTTTACTTGAACATGATACAGTTAAAACTTTATCCATTGTCAAAAACAGCGGCGGTATTGAAGTGTTGACTAAAACAGAAAAATTTAGTCTCGATAAAGCCAAAATTGTATTGCGAAGGTCTTATAAGAAATTTGTTAAAAACAATACCAACGCAGAGATTGATAAGGCACTTGCCGATTTTCTCAAAAAATATAAGGAGGGTCTGGAATGGATAAAAAAATAGCAGTTCTGGATGGCGGTACTTTGGAGGAACGGATTAAAGAAATGAAAGAATTTCTTGGTTTATCCCCCGATCAGTCTTTCCAAGATCTTGATGTTGATATTGACGAGGACGATGAATAAACTGAAGGCACTTTGAGAATTCAAGGTGCTTTTCTTATGCCCGAGAATGCGCCTGTATGGCGCTCTGAGGGGCGTTCAACGGCTTGGGGGTATAAAAAACAACACTATCGCATAGTAAAGGCGGCTCAAATCGCTGATTTGGGGCGCTTTTTCTATATCCGTCCTTTTGGTATTGTGGACGATAAAGAACAAGACGTAAAATACCGGACTGAACCGGGAAATAAATGTTTATGAAAGGCAGGAAAGGCAATGAAGAAAGATGAATTTGTGAAACTGGGTATTTCGGAAGAACTTGCGGCAAAGGCAGAAGCAGCATCACTTGACGAATTGAAGGGATATATCCCCAAAGAACGCTTTAATGAGGTCAACAACGAGAAAAAGACCCTTGAAGCGGCTGTTTCGGAGCGTGACAAACAGTTTGAAACGCTGAGAAATTCCACCGGCGATGTTGACGCTATGAAGAAACAGATCGCAGACCTTCAGGCTGAAAACAAGACCAAGGACGAGGCGCACGCTGCCGAAATCAAGAAGCTGAAGATCGATGCGGCGGTCGATGCGGCGTTGATGGGCGCGAAAGCAAAGAACAGCACGGCGGTCAAGGCGCTTTTGAAGGATCTGGATAAGGCTGAATTCGCTGACGACGGATCGATCAAGGGTCTTGCAGATCAGATCACGGCGCTGCAGAAATCCGATGATTACCTCTTTGAAGCAAAGGAATCAACCAAGTTTAAGGGTGTTACTCTCGGTGAGAGCGGTAATGAACCCGGTGATAAGAGTGTGGATACATCCAAGATGACCTACTCGGAGCTTGCCGCGTATGTTGCCGAGCATCCCAACGTCAAAATTGACTAATGACCATTATGAGAAAGGAAAAGGTGATTTAAATGTCGGGGGCAAAATTTGATTCCAAAAGCTTTAATCCACAAGCTTTCGGAAATTATGTCGACAGAATACCAAATGTAAAGAAAAACGAGTTGGCGAGATCGGGCGCGGTTTGTACCAACGAATACGCGAAGGACGCTCTTTCCCATCAGACGGGTTCGCTTTATGCGCGTATTCCGTATTTTGGCAGGATCGAGGGTTCAACTTCGCAAAACAACGACGGAAACACGGATATTGAGTCGACAAATACCACTACTTATGAGCAGGGGTTCGTGGTCGCTTCGCGTATGGATTCCTGGACGGAGCGCAGCTTCTCGAAGAACATTACTGCCGGCGTGGATTTTATGGACAATGTGGCGAAGCAGATCGCGGATTACAAGATGGAGGTTAGGCAGGATATCCTGCTGGCTATGCTTGAGGGCGTTTTCAATATGAAAACCACCGGAACGGATGCAGCGTCAAAGGCGGCAAAGGAGTTTATTGATAAGCATACCTTTAACATTACCGCGAACGAGAACGAGGGGGCTTATGTTGGCGCAACAACTCTGAACAGAGCCGTTCAGCGGGCTTGCGGCGACAACAAGAACATCTTTAAGCTTGTAATTATGCACAGTGAGGTCGCGACAAATCTTGAAAATCTTCGTTTGCTGAAATATCTGACCTATACCGACGCGGACGGTGTTCAGCGTGATCTTGCGCTTGCAACCTGGAACGGAAGAACTGTTCTGATCGATGACGGTATGCCTGCTTCGGAGGTTGGCGAGAGTGCTTCGGGTAAGGGCGACGGTTACACAGCGTATACTACCTATGTGCTGGGTGAGGGCGCTATCGTGCTTGACGATATCGGCGATTCAATGCCGTACGAGATGAGCCGCGATCCTAAGACCAACGGCGGTCAGGATACGCTTTATGTGCGTGATCGCTATATCTGCGGCGTGGACGGTATCTCCTTTGAGAAGCCCGCGTCTGTTACCGCTTCGGCAAGCAATGACGACTTGAAGAACGGCGCGAACTGGAACATCATCAACGACGGCACTAAGGCAATTCCTCACAAGGCAATTGCGATTTGCAGGATCGTTTCTAAGGGTTAATGAGCAGAGAGGGGCGGTGTGTTGTATGAGTTTGATTGCCGAAATCATGGCGGTTTTGCAGAATATGCAGGACGAAAGCTCCGAAAAGTTTGTTGAAGCGGTGCTGAAACGGCTTGAGGGGTTCGGTTATACCGTAAAGCAAGAAGATGTGTGGCTTGTCGCCTACTGCATCCGGAAGGTCAGCAGCCATATCAACAACGAATGCAACACGCTGACTGTTCCCGATGGATTGTTCAATGCTGCGGTTGACAGGGTAAGCGGCGAGGTGTTATCCAGTCTCAAGCAGTCGGGTAAACTCGAGCTTGAGCATATCGACTTGAGCGGCGCGGTTTCCCAGATACGAGAGGGCGATATAACTATCCAGTTCGCGGCAGGAGCTTCGGATGAGGAGAAGTTTGCGGTATTTCTGAATTACTTAATGCACGAAGGTGAGAGTGATTTTGTTTGTTATCGAAGGATAAGATGGTGACCAAGTCGAGAAAAGCCGTTGAATCCCTGTACAATGGGCGATGTATGATCACCGAATACAAGAAAATCAAGCAGCCTAATGGATCAATGGGATTTCAGGAGACTGTTGTTCTCGAGAATGTGCCGTGCAGACTGTCATACAAGACGATTGCCGCCGCATCGCAGGACAACGACGCGGCGAGCGTTTCTCAGTCAATTACGTTGTTTGTATCGCCCGATGTGCTGATCGCTCCCGGATCAAAGGTGACTGTTACTCAGAACAATGTGACTACGGACTATCAGCGGAGCGGAGCGGCGGCTGTGTACAGCACGCATCAGGAGATCTCGCTGGAGATTTTCAAGGGGTGGGCGTAATGTCGAGAAGAATGGGCAGCGTAGACTTTTCCGAGCTGCAAGCTTTCAGAGATAGGCTTGATGAAAGCCTGGGCGGCGCAGAGCTGCAGCTCTTTATTGAGAGTTGCGCAAAAGAACTCGCCGCGAGATTGCTTGCAAATGTCATCGAGAGAACGCCGGAGGGCGATTATATCGGTGAGGAATACACCTGTAACGTACTTGAAGGCGCGAGACCTCGCCATAAAGGCCGCAAAAGCGCTAAAGTCGGCGGAACGCTCCGCAGAGGGTGGACGGCAGGCAGAAATCAGAGTGCGGTCGCTTACGCTGATTCTCTTAACGTGAAATGCAACGGTGATACATACTCTATCGAGATTATCAACCCGGTTGAATATGCTCCCTACGTTGAGTTCGGACACAGGGTCAACGGAAAAGACGGCTCTACCGGATGGGCAGAGGGGCATTTCATGCTTACGATATCTTCGCAGGAAGTCCGGAACGCAGCGCCGAAAATTCTCGAGAACAAGCTGAATAAGAAATTGAGCGAGGTGTTCAGATGATCAAGGAGATTATCGACGGCGTTGTTGAGGCGTTGGCTAACGAGTTCGGCGACGGCTATGAGATTTACACAGAAGAGGTTCAGCAGGGTTTGAAAGAACCCTGTTTTTCTGTGAAGGTGTTGAAACCCTCAAGCGCTCAATCGCTTGGGAATCGGTATTACAGGACTACTCCGCTATGTGTACACTATTTCGCTAAGTCTCGAACAAATGCGAAAGCAGAGTGCATTGATATCCTTGAGCGGTTGACAAGCTGCTTGGAATATATCAATGTCGCCGGAGATTTGACCAGAGGAACGGAGATGAGCGGAGAAATTGTTGACGGTGTGCTTTCGTTCTTTGTTAATTACGATATGTTTGTCGTGAAAGGCTTGGAAGAAAAAACATCAATGGATACAATGACACAGACAACGGAAATGAAAGGGTGATCAATTTGGATAAAGAACCGGCAAAGGTGTTGGCTGTGAGCAAGTTCACAAAGACACAGATTATCAAATCCGCAAAGTATTCCAACCGAAGGGACGTTCTTTCGGTACTCTTGCAGGAGGAAAAGGAGTATTCCCTCAACGAGGTTAATACTTTAATTGACAAATTTATGAAAGGTAAGGTGAAGTAATAATGGCACTTGGCGGTGGCTCTTTTTTGGCGCAGAACAAGGTTCTGCCCGGCTCGTACATCAATTTCGTAAGTGCTGCGTCGGCATCGGCGACGCTTTCAGACAGAGGTTATGCCGCTGTCGGAATAAGCCTCGATTGGGGCATATCAGGCGAGGTTTTCACGGTTACAAACGCCGATTTCCAGAAGAATAGCCGTAAGATTTTCGGCTACGATTACACCGGCGACAAGCTGAAAGGGCTGCGTGATCTGTTTTTGAACGCTAACACCCTTTATGTGTATCGTTTGAACGGTGACGGCGCAAAGGCGGCAAACAAGTTTGCAACGGCAAAATATCCCGGCACAAGAGGCAATGACGTCAAAATCGTTATTCAGTCAAATATTGACGATGCTGCAATGTGGGATATCATCACAATGCTGGATGCCAGCGCGGTTGATACACAGACAGTCAAGACCGCTTCGGAGCTGATCGCGAATGATTATGTCGATTTCAAGAGCGATGCAACACTTGAGGCAACAGCGGGTATTCCGCTTTCGGGCGGCACAAACAGTGATGTTGACGGTGCTGCACACCAGGCATTCCTTGATAAGATCGAGAAATATAGCTTCAACGCGCTTGGCTGCGTTTCTACCGAAAACACCATCAAGGGCTTGTATGTTAATTTCTGCAAGCGGCTTCGTGATGAGATGGGGAAGAAATTTCAGGTTGTTGTGCATAACAAGGCGGCTGACTATGAAGGTGTTGTCAACGTCAAAAATACCGCAAGCGGCGGTGAGTCAGATGCAGATCTGGTGTACTGGGTGACCGGTGTAATTGCGGGAACGGCAGTAAATAAGTCTGCGCTCAACAAACGCTATGACGGCGAATTTTCGATTAATGTGGAGTACACGCAATCGGAGCTGGAGAAGGCGATCACAAGCGGCGAATTTACTCTTCATCAGGTTGGAGACGAGATCCGTGTGCTGATGGACGTCAATTCTCTTGTTACCACCAGCGATACCAAAGGCGAGGTGTTCAAAGACAACCAGACGATCAGGGTTATCGACCAGATAGCGAATGATATCGCGGTGCTGTTCAACACAAAGTATCTCGGCGTTGTCCCTAACGATAAGGCGGGAAGGATCAGCTTGTGGGCTGATATAGTCAAGCACCATGAGCAGCTTCAGGATATCAGAGCGATCGAGGATTTCTCCGATAAGGACGTTGTTATTGAGCAGGGCAGCGATAAGAAGGCGGTTGTAGTGAGCGACGCGGTGACGGTAGTCAACGCAATGGCGAAACTTTACATGACCGTGACGATTGCGTAAGGAGTGATTTAAATGTCTAATATCACAATGAAAGCAAAGGACTCTATCTCCGCGAAGCTTGCGGAGTGTTTTATCACCATCGGCAATAATCGCTACAATTTTATGCAAGCCATAAATTTTGAGGCGAATTTTGAGCGCACCAAGACCGAAGTCCCTATTCTGGGGCGCACCGGAGTGGGTAACAAGTCCACCGGTTGGAAGGGCAGCGGTTCGGCTACGTTCCACTACAATACTTCCATCTTCCGCGAGATGATGCAGCGTTTCAAGGACACCGGCGAGGACGTTTATTTTGAAATTCAAGTGACAAACGACGATCCCACATCCAAGGCGGGCAGACAGACGGTCGTATTTCTCGACTGTAACATCGACGGCGGTATTCTCGCAAAGTTTGACGCCGACGGCGAATATCTTGACGAGGATATGGACTTCACGTTCGAGGATTTTAAGATGCCCGAAACGTTCAGTTTGCTTGACGGTATGATGTAAGAAACAAGCCCCGGTTTCCCGGGGCAATTTACAAATAGAAAGGATGGTATTTTACCATGTCGAATTTTTCAAGATTTATGAAAGCGAATAAGGTCAAGAAGGAGAATACGACCTATGCGGCGACAAAATCCTTGACAGACGAAAACGGAAAGCCGCTGCTCTGGACGATCAGACCGCTCTCCACCAAGGAGAACGAGGCGATAAGAGACGAGTGTACTAAGGATATTCCCATTAAAGGAAAGCCTAACGCATTCAGACAGAGTCTTGACGTATCGAAATACATTGCAAAGGCGATATGTGCCTGCGTGGTTGAGCCGAATCTGTTTGACAAGGATCTGCAGGACAGCTACGGCGTGATGTCTCCCGAGGAGCTGATCCAGGAGATGGTAGACGATCCGGGCGAATACAGTGATTTTGCGGCTTTCGTGCAGCAATTTAACGGTTTCACGACCCTTGGCGAAGAGGTGGAAAAAGCAAAAAACTGATCGAGGAGGGAGATGCGGAAGCAAACTATGCACATTTTGCGCTGCAAAAGCTTCGCATTCTCCCTTCTGTGTTTGCGGCAATGGATACGCAGGAGAAGGCGTTTGTTATCGCGTCTATCGACGTCAGGATCAAGCACGAAAAGCAAGAAGCAAAGAAGATAAGGACAAAGAAGAAGTGATATCGGGGGTGAGAGTTTGGCAAGCATAAGTTCTTCTATACAACTGATCGACAGAGTGTCGTCGCCGATCAGAAATATGGTGTCTGCGATAAACAGCCTTTGCAGTGCTTTTGACAACGTTGACAGCGAAATGAACAGCGGATTTGACAGAACCAGAATTGATGCGGCAAGAGCGTCAATAGCTCAAGCAGTACAGCAGGTTGACGCGCTTGGCGAAGAAATAGGGCAGAACGAGGATCAGCAGGTGCAATTCAATCGTTCGCTTAGGAGCGGTGCGACTTCGGCTGACGGTCTCTTAAAAAAAGTCGGTCAAATGGTTGCAACGTATGCAACTTTTCAGACGGTAGGCAAAGTGCTGGATCTATCAGACCAGATGACATCAACAACAGCAAGAATTGATCTGATGAATCAGGCATTTAACAAAACCAACCAGACAGCGATTGAAACGGATAGCCTTGTAAATGCGATTTATCAGTCTGCACAGGATGCAAGAGGTTCTTTTTCCGATATGGCGGCTGTTGTTGCCAAATTCGGAAATAACGCAAAAGACGCATTCAGTTCTCAGCAAGAGGTTATTGATTTTGCTACATTGGTGCAAAAGCAGATGACGATTGCAGGTGCGTCAAGCACTGAGGCGTCAAATGCCATGTTGCAGTTATCACAGGCTTTGGGTTCTGGAACACTCCGAGGGGACGAATTAAATTCAATATTCGAGCAAGCTCCAAATTTGATTCAGAGCATAGCTGAATATTTGGGTAAACCCATTAGTTCAATTCGTGAAATGGCATCCGAAGGGCAAATCACAGCAGATATTGTGAAGAACGCAATTTTTGCGGCTAGTGATAATATCAACGCACAATTTGAAGAAATGCCTATGACTTGGGGACAAGTGTGGACGTCAATGAAGAATACCGCGCTGATGAAATTTCAGCCTGTTCTTGACAAAATCAATGAACTTGCGAACAGTGAACGTTTTCAGAGAGCGATAGACGGTGTTCTGAATGGTCTTGCTATAATTTCAACAATGCTTTTGTCCATTATGGATTTAGCTGGAGCAGTGGCGATTTTCTTCCAAGACAATTGGTCGGTTATTGAACCAATTATTATGGGAATTGTTGCAGCTTTGGCGGCTTATGCGGTTGTTGGGGGCATTGTAAACTTAATAAATGCTGCTACGGCTCTTTCGGAAAAAGTAAAAGGTGCGGCGCAAATGATGGCTACCGGGAAAACACTCGCCGAAACAGCAGCACAACAAGGTTTGAATGCTGCATTGATGGCGTGTCCTCTTACTTGGATAATAGCGCTGGTAATAGCGGCGATAGCGGTAAACATCGCGCTGATTGCGATAATTCTTAAAGTATGTCAGTCATTTGCGGATGCTACCGGAATTGCGAAAAGCGGTTTTGGTGTGATTTGCGGCAGCGTTATGGTTGTTATAGCGTTCTTCAAAAATCTTGCTCTGTCAATTGCAAATATCGCGCTCGGTATCTGGGAGGCGCTTAAGGCACTTGGTGAAAATATCTATGTGGTATTTTATAACTGCATAAATGGGGTAAAATCGTTCTGGTTTGGACTGTTGGCAACAGTAATGACCGTTGTCGAGGGTATCTGTGAGGTCCTCAACAAAATACCGTTTATCGAGTTTGATTATTCGGGGGTTACCGAAAAAGCAGATGAATTCGCGAAAAAATCCGCCGCTCTCGCAGAACAGAAGCTTGAATTTACTAGCGTCAGCGATGCCTTTGAGCGCGGCAGCAGCACTTACGACACTTTTCAGGAAGGGTGGCTGAACAAAGCCTTTGCTTCGGGCGCGGAGTGGGGCGATGGCGTTACCGACAAGATTAATTCAAAGCTTGATGAAATCAAAAACAGCCTTGACTCAAACGAATCAAATCCCGACGACGACCTGAAAGAACAGCTTTTAAAAAAGGAGGAAGAAGTTGCTGATAACACCGATTCCATTAATGATTCGCTCAATATCTCGGGCGAGGATCTGAAATATCTCCGAGACATAGCGGAAAGGGACGTTATCAACAGATTTACGACAGCGGAAGTCAAGATCGAGTGGAACAACACACAGAATATCAATTCGGATATGGATCTGGACGGCGTGGTTGATTACCTTGCAGCCAACCTTCAGGAAGCCATTGAAACAACAGCGGAAGGGGTGCATGTGTAAATGTATGATGTTTATCTGGGCAGAATGCTTTGCCCAATCGCGCCCGATAAAATTCAAATTAAAATCAGCAATAAAAACAAGACGCTCACCCTCATTAACGAGGGTGAGATAAATGTTCTGAAAAAGGCGGGTTTGTCGGAGATCAGCTTTGATCTGCTGCTCCCGAACGTGAAATATCCGTTTGCGGTCTACAAAGACGGATTTCAGACCGCCGATTATTTTCTCAATATTCTTGAGGAATTAAAGACAAGCCAAAAGCCATTCAAGTTCAAGGTGGTTCGGCAATTCCCTAATGGTAAGATGCTGTTCAGCACGAATATGAGCGTATCTTTGGAAGATTACAAGCTGTCCGATGATGTCAAGCGTGGATTTGATATTGCGGTATCAATAAAATTGAAGCAATATCGGGAATATGGCACAAAGATATGTGATATTAAGTTCACAGCGACTAAAGCAAAAATTGAACAACCCAAAGCGGCAAGAAGTACAGTTGCTCAATCTTCTACAAAACCATTGGGGATCGATTCTGAAGTCATTGTCAATGGAAAGCTGCATGGCAGCAGCTACGGCGACGCGCCCGGTAAGACGTTGACTAATTATCGGGGAAAAATCAATTTTGTCAATCTGAAAGGCTCTCACCCTTATCATGTAACCACACCACAGGGCGGATGGCTTGGCTGGGTTTCTAAAGACAGTGTAAAGGCGGTGTGATATGGATATTGAATTGCTTATCCGGCATGAGAATAAAGCCTATTTCCCGGTTGTAGAAGAAGGGATCGTGTGGTCAACTGAGCGGAAAAACTCACCGGGGCAGTTGTCATTTACAGTTATTCAGGATGATATTCTGAACTTCACCGAGGGAGACGCAGTCAGGCTTAAGGTCGACGGTATCGGCGTATTCTACGGCTTTATCTTTAAAAGAAGCTTCGACAAGGACGGACGGGTAAAAATAACTGCTTATGATCAATTGCGGTATCTCAAAAACAAAGATACTTACGTTTACAGCAACAAAACCGCAAGCGAGGTCGTGAAGATGATCGCCGCTGATTTTGGACTGAATATCGGTGTGATTGAAGATACGAAATATAAGATCGCATCAAGGGTCGAAAATAACACGTCTCTTTTTGACATGATCCAGAACGCTCTTGATCTGACGGTTCAGAATCAGAATTCCATGTATGTATTGTATGATGATTTCGGAAAACTGACCTTGAAAGGGCTGGACAATATGCGGTTGAATTTGTTGATAGATGAAGAAACCGGCGAGAATTTCAGCTATTCTTCCTCTATTGATGAGGATACATATAACCGCATTAAGCTGACCTTTGATAATGAGAAAACCGGCAAGAGGGAAGTTTATATCGCACAAAGCGGTGAGAACATCAATCAATGGGGAATTCTCCAATATTATGACACCATAAAGGAAGGCGAGAACGGACAAGCGAAAGCAGACGCACTTCTCAAACTTTACAATTCCAAGACCAGAAGCTTGTCTATCAATAATGCCTTTGGTGACATTCGCGTTCGTGCGGGTTCGATGGTGGTTGTTATGATGGATTTAGGAGAAGTCAAGCTGAAGAACCTGATGATCGTTGAGAAATGCAAGCACGAATTCAAAGAATCCTTGCATTTAATGACACTCACATTGAGAGGGGGCGAGTTTATTGCATAACGGCAATGATTTGATGGAACTTATCAAAAAAGCCGCTATGGATGCGGTGAATGCCGCGCAAGCGTCTGATTTTTGTTATGGGACAGTCACATCCGCAAGCCCTTTGAAAATCCTGGTTGAACAGAAAATGGAACTGACGGCGGCACAGTTGGTATTATGCAGAAATGTAACAAATCACGCCGTCACAGTCACGGCGGGAAACACCAAAGATTTTTATTTTACAGGAGAAATGAAAGATGGTGAAACCGAACCTATACCGACAACGCCGCACGTTCACGCAATAGGAACGATTCAAGTTGTCGTCAATAACGCTTTGAACGTCGGCGAAAAAGTTGTTTTGATGCGAAAAAGCGGCGGTCAGGAATATCTTGTTCTGGATAGGGTGGTGAAAGCGTGATCCCTTTAAATAGTGCCTTACCGGCGGATATTGAAATTGAGGCTCAGCCGTCGCTGAATTACAAGATGGATTTTGAAAAAGATGTTATCATCGGTACAGTCGATGGGCGGGAAGCGATGAGGCAGGTCATCTTCAAAATTCTGAACACAGAGAGGTTTAATTATCCTATCTATTCTCAAAACTATGGGATTGAACTGAATGACTTGTATGGCGAGCCGCTGTCTTTCGTGTGCGCCGAACTGAAGGATAGGATTATCGACGCGCTCATACAAGATGACAGGATCGAATCAGTATCGGATTTTGAATTTGATTGTCCCCAAAAAGGCGAGGTTGTTGTCACATTTATTGTACATACCATTTTTGGAGAAGTTGAAGCTGAAAGGAAGGTGAATTTCTAGTGTTCGAACAAATGAGTTATGAGGGCATTTTGCAAAGAATGTTGAATAGAGTGCCAAACACGTTTGACAAGCGCGAAGGCTCTATCATATTCGATGCGCTTGCTCCGGCTGCTATGGAAATGATGTTTATGTTCATCGAACTTGAGAATCTGTTAAAAGAAACCTTTGCGGATACCGCTTCACGAGAATATCTTATCAAGCGAACAGCGGAAAGGGGCATTGCTCCCTATCCCGCATCCAAAGCGTCACTGAAAGCGAAAGTAACGCCCGAAAGCCTTGATGTTAAGGTTGGTTCAAGATTTTCATTAAACGAATTGAACTACACTATTACGTCCAAAATTCAAGATGGTTATTATATCGTTGAATGCGAAACCGAAGGTGCTATCGGCAATAAATACTTTGGTTCGCTGATACCCATTGATTATGTTGACGGTCTGGAATCTATTGAGATCACCGAGCTGCTTATTCCCGGCGAGGACGAGGAGGACACCGAGGCACTCAGAACACGGTATTTCGGGTCGTTTAATACCCAAGCCTTCGGCGGCAATCAATCCGACTACAAGGAAAAGGTATCGGCGATGCCGGGTGTGGGCGGCGTTAAAATTCACCCCGCATGGAACGCCGATATAAGCCCTGCCGCGATGATACCGTGCGACGCTGTTCGCGCGTGGTACGACAGCACGATCTCCGCGCTTGAGAAACCCGTTCGGGATTGGCTCTCGGCGGTTTACGGCGCGGCTAGCGCTAAAAAGCTAACAGTCGGCGGAGCTGTGAGAGTTGTGGTGCTTGCCTCGGATTTTTCGCCGCCTTCAGAGGTGCTTGTCGAGGATATCCAGACCGCGCTCGACCCCACGCAAAACGCGGGTGAAGGTTTTGGGATCGCGCCCATCGGTCACGTTGTGACGGTCGAGGGCGTAAGGCAGCAGAAGATAGACGTCGAGCTTACGCTGACGTTTGCCGCGGGCTGGAGTTGGGAGGCTGCCGCGAGCTATGTCAATACGGCAATCGACAATTATTTCGGAGAATTGGCTCGGAGCTGGGAGAAGTCCGACAGCCTGATCGTGCGAATTTCGCAGATCGAGAGCCGCATTCTCGCCGAATGTTCTCGGATGGTCGCGGATATCGGCGGGACAAAACTCAACGGGCTTGAAAGCAACGTCACGCTCGATGCCGACAGCATACCGATCCGGGGTGATGTGAGTGGATAGACGGCTGATCGACTATCTCCCTCCCGTTCTGCGTGAGATCAAGGAATTCAAGGCGATAAACAGCGCGATCCAGCCCGAGATCGAACGGGCATGGACGGAGCTTGGACGGCTGATGAATAATCAGTTTTTAAGCACCGCTGATGAAAACGGCGTTTCACGGTGGGAAAAGGAGCTGCAAATTCTCCCGAAAGATACGGACACTCTTGATGCGCGAAAAACGCGAATAAAAGCGATGTGGAATCGCGAGCTGCCGTATACCTTTAAGTGGCTGAAAAACTGGCTTGCGGGGCTTTGCGGCACAGAGGGACATTCCGAGAGCGTGGACGGCTATATCATTGATGTGCAGCTCGACTACAACACGCTCCCGCAGGCGAACGAGCTGGCGCGTGAGATCCTTGAGATGCTCGGGATCGTGCGCCCCGCTAATATGCTCCTGCGGCTGACGGCGGCATTACAATCAAGCGGCGTTATTGCGCATGGCGCGCTGACGGAGATGTCGCGCACCGTGGATATCTACCCGTGGATCGTGAACGATCTGGAAAGTTCGGCGGAAGCGGCGGCGATCGGTATCTCGGAGTTGAACCGCAGGATCGAAATTTACCCGACAACAAGGAGGTAAGATATGGGTGAGAAAAAATTCGGCACAATAATCACAAACGAGGGCGCGGCGCTTATAGCGGATTGTATTCTTCGCGGAGAAGCTCTCCCGATAACGACAGCCGCCGCGGGCGACGGCGGCGGGGCATACTACGAGCCTGCCGCAGACCAGACCGCGCTCAGAAATGAGCGATGGAGGGGTGAGATCGCGGGCTTTTCGCTTAGCGAGTACGCCCCGAATATGCTTGACGTTAAGGTCGTCATTGATGACGAGGTTGGCGGGTTTACGATCCGCGAGATGGGATTGTTCACCGCAGACGGCGTAATGGTCGCGGTGTGCAATACCCCGGACACTGAGAAAATATCTATTACCGGCGGAATGCCCGGGCGCTTGACAATGGTGATGCATATCATTGTTGCGGATTCTAATGCGGTTAAAATCGTGGTTAATCCGGAGCTTGATGTGGTGACTCCGGATCAGCTTGACAGCAAAATCGCGTCACATAATTCGAACGAAAACGCGCATGCGGATGTTTTCAGCAGTATACGGGACGACATTCAAGCCACAAATGCGATCGCCACCGAGGCTAAGACCGCCGCAACTGCCGCGCAAGTTGCCGCTGACGGCGCGGCTGCTGCGTCCACACCTACCACGTTTTCCGTGGGTACTGCGGCTTGGACGGCGCTTGCTTCGCCTGTGGCGGGGTGCGGATTTTCCGCGAACGTTTCCGCGGAGGGAGTAACGGCGGGAGACTTCCCCGATGTGTTTTTCGACGCGGCGAGCATTGAGGCGGCTTCGACTGCGGGGGTTCTCGCGGACACCGCCGAG